AAGGATAACAATTGAGATTCACTATTTCTCGGCATCTTATCATCCATACACATTTTACCTATTTCAAAATAATCTTTTGTATTCAATTCTGGAAAAAGTGCTTGAATCGTATGCATAGGTCTTGTACCCCAACCAAATGTAATCACACCAACTAGTTCATTGTTTTCAAAACAACCAAGAAAATGTTTCGTGAGTTTAGGCATTACAGCTGAGTAATGCCTTTCTGATACAAATTCAGTAGCAGTTACTTTATGTATTTTTTTTAACTCCATTACTTTGTTGTATTTTTTAAATCTTCTTCTGCAAGAGTTTCTTGCCATGTTTTATTTGATGACCCTCGTTCAATTGCCTCTTCACCAAAAACAGTTTGTGGATTTTCTTTAGAACCCATATTCTGGCGAACAGTAACACGATTAAGATATGTCAATGGTTCTCCAGCACCAAATTTCTGCCTACGATGTTCTGCAATCGTTGCCTTGAGAAGAACACAGTCATCTTTTTTAATCTCAACTCCTTTATAATTATAGAACATCGCTTTTCTTCCATGACGATCTTCCATGAAGTGCATTGTATAGTCTGGTTTTGAAACTTTCTTAACTAATTTCAAAAACAATTTATCTGATTTCGTTTTGGCCGGCCCAAGATATTCATCCATAAATTAAAAAGGGTTGAGGTTATCTTCAGTTTCTTCTGTAGAAGTTTCTTCAACTGTTTCAGTTGACTCTTCATCAGTTACTACAACTTCTGAATCACACTTTGAATACAGGTCAAGAAAACTAGTTTTTGTATCATCATCAAAACGAGCGATACACATTTCAATAGCTTTCTTACGTTCACCAAAGATTGCATACGCATTAACTATGTGAACCAAACGCCGAGTGGCGATGATTTCATCAATTCCACCTTCATAAAAGGTCTTACGAATGATGTCTGCCCAAGTAACTAACTTCTCAGCAAAATCACCATACTCAGTAATATCAAGACTAGCAAAAACTTTATCGAGAATCTTTCTCTCGACTGACATTGAAGGATACTCTTGTTCAACTGTGATAGGAAATCTTTCAAGGAAAGCTTCGTTCAAAATGTTAGTTCCGATAAAGCGTCCATCTTCTGAACCTTTACCCTTAGTGTTAGCAGTTGCCAAAACATTAAAACCAACAGAAGGAGAAACGAACCTATTTACTTTTTTGAGGAACACACCTTTGCCCTCAAGTACAGGCTGTAAACACATAATCTTGGAAGATGCCAAGTCAATCTCATCAAGGAGAAGTATCGCACCACGTTCCATGGCTTTAACAACTGGGCCATCTTGCCAAACTGTATTACCATTAATCAATGCATAGTGACCGAGCAAATCATCTTCATCAGTCTCTACTGTAATGTTCACTCTGAAAAATTCACGTTTGGCTTTTGCACAAGCCTGTTCTACCATGAAAGTTTTTCCGTTTCCAGAAAGACCAGTAATAAAAGCTGGGTAATATCTACCAGACTTAATAATACTGTAAACATCATTGAAATTACCAAAAGGAACATACAATGGGTCTTTATCTGGAACAAGATTTTCTGTAGGATTGTGATATGCCACAACTGACTCTTCACCAACTTCAGAATTTTTCATTACAGGAACTTTCAATTTTTTAGGTTTTACTGGAGCCACCAATTCTCCATTTACTGGAAGTTTAGCTTTGCCTTTGGCGTGCCAATAGTCTTTAAGAAACCAATTCGCCTTGGCACCACCGGCCAAGTTATTTTTTTCTCTGATCTCACGAACTTGGTTTGTTGTTATTATTGCACCCTCGCCATATTCGGCAGATACAAGGTCAAAAAATTTCTGTTTCTCAGCAGGAGTCCATTTCAATTTCATAATCATTCTCATTCAGGTTATTGAGTGAAAAACCTTTTTTCACTCTTTCATATACTATTATACAGATTTGCCAGAAAACTGTCAAGACAATTCTGCAATTATTTGCATTATTTTCATGCAGCCACCATGTCTACAAACTTGGAGAGAACCAAACGATTCTTCAACTTACCTTTGTTGAACTTGGAAAATGCTCTCTTAATTTCACCTCTCTTGGCATCTTCTTTGACTTCCAATATGGATTCTTCAACTCCAAGATCTCTTCCACCTTTAATCAAATACAGTTCAGACCATCCACCATAATTTTCAGCAATGATATGACCTTCTTTTCTGAATTTGGAAAGAATCATTTGAGGTGGAATATCAGCAGTAGAAAATTCTGACGCATCATAATGTTTGAATCTATCTATTATGTAAAAGTTGACAACATTACAACTATGTTTGTCGCGAAGAGCTTCAACTAACGCGTTTGTTACAGAACCACGACTAAATCTAATATAGTAACTGTCAGATATCTCATATTCTTTTTTGGTAACGGTGTCGCGAAGAAGGACATTCTTTTTACTACCAAAACGCTCAGTATCGTGGTCATCTCCGCGTCTCTTCCAAACTGAATGTCCACCAGAAGAATCTCCATCAGTAAGATAAATCAAGTTTACAATCTGTACTCCATTTTTTGCTTTGAACTCTGGAATAAAAGTGTTTATTGCCAAAAGTGAAGCATTCAAAGGAGTTCCACCAAGTGACAATTTACTAGGAAGAGTTCTATAACTGGAGCTGTAATAATGACTATAACTTTTATCGTAAGCACCAGCTATGGCTGTCATATTGATATATGCAGTATGTAATTCGTTTGCTCTCATTCTGGAAGAAAACACATTCAAAAGATGATGTTTATCAATAACTAAATCACCTTCTTTTCCATCATCTTTATGAGTCCAGCTTTCAGAAGCATGTCTTCCACTTCCACCCTTCATCAACTCTGAAGTGTATGAATCTGAAAACAGAAAAACTTCAAAAGGAATGTTGACTCTCTTGGCGAACATCACCAGAACCATCATTTGGTCAATCGTACCTTTAATATTGCGACCCATAGAACCAGACCAATCAACAACCATAACCAAACCATGATTCTTACCATCGGCAGTTACGTTAATCTTTCTGAAAATATGTTCGTTATACTTGTAAGTATGAAGTATTCCAGTATCAATGATTCCAGAGTTGGCTGTTGCCGTTCTGGAATGTGCATCTGCTGCTTTCTTCATTTCAAATTCTTTTGCAAGGTATTCTACAGTTTTCTTGTTTTTATTTCTAAAATCTACAAACTCTTTACCTGCATCTTCTATTTCAGTATTACGGTCATGTGAATTATCTCCGCGAACATAATCTTCACCAGAAATACTATAGTGATCAGAAATTACTTTATGAATCTCTTTATGGTCAATAATAATATTATCAAGATTTGCGACAGGAAGATTTACATAAAACATTGAAGCACTTTCATCCGTAGTGACTAATTCACTTTCGCGTGAACGAAAGTTTTCATCAGTTGTAGAATGAGGAATGTAAGGTTCATCAGAAGGTGAACCAACTCCAGCTCCAGGCCCTTCCATTTGTGAAATTATTTTTGAATCTTCTTCTGTTTCATCTTCGCCAGGGTTACCAGCAGATTTACCTTCTTCTTCTGATTCACCCTCGCCTTCACCCATGGCACTTGAAGAACCAGAATCTTCTTCTTTTTCTTCATCTCCAGCTTCCATGATTTCTTTGAGCTCATCAAGTGTATCTGACCAAGATTGTTCAGAATTCATTTCATTTTCATCATCAGAATTTTCTTCATCTTCACCGTCTTCATCTTCTCCCCACTCAAAACCATCATGTTCTGACATATCGGTTTCAGAATCGTGGTCTTTCGCATACTCATAAAGTTCATCAGTAACCCTGACAACATCTGCCCAAGTCACAGTATTTTTAACTTTTTCAACAAATTCATTTTCTTCATCAGAAAATTCAATATCATGAAGTGTTCCACCTTTGAAGTGAAGATTGATTCTATCAATCAAATTTAATTCTTCTAATTCAACTCCACTCAGACCGAAAAAATCTTTCTTGATTAGGTCAAGATAACCTTCAGTAAAAGACCTACGGCCGCCGGGAAACTTGTCTTTGATTTTTCTTTCAATCCGTGCATCTTCAACTACGTTAAGGAATGACTTATAACCATTACCTTTATTGGAAGCTGACTCATGCCATCCATCTTCAGGAGTATAGAGTGCGTGTCCAACCTCATGCAAAACCATAAGGTCATATAAAGACCCGCTCATCTCTTTCCAGATAGGAAGGCGAAGAACACGATTCTTTACATCCATTGAAGCAGTAGGATAGTTCCCATGTTCAACTGTCAGATTTTCACTCGCCAGTAATTTTGCAAGTAATGATTTTGTGTTTGATAATGACATATTTAATCTCGTTTAGTTTTCCTTTTTTACTCTTTCATTTACTATTATACAGATTTGTCAAGAATATGTCAAGACAAATCTGCATTTTATTTTTTTATTTTATGTAAGTTTCACCCATATAGGTATGTTCGTAGGTGATACCATTGAAATCATTTGTCCGATATCATCGTAGATCTTGTGGTATTCTTCTCGTAGATGATCTTTAAATTCATCTGTCTCAGAAGAATTGTCAATCACATTCATCGAATCTTCGTATGTACCAGTTAGGTCAATCTTTACTTTTTTAGTCATAATCAATCTCATTTGAGGCTGGGTTAATGAATAAGAACCTTTTCTTATTCTCTACCTATATTATATCAAAGCTGGCTCACAATGTCAAGTTTTTTCTGCGCTTATTTGCAAAATAATTGGCTGCCCAGGCCGGGCTCGAACCAGCGACAAATTGATTAACAGTCAACCACTCTACCAACTGAGTTACTGGGCAAAATGTTGGGGGTGAAGAATC